TCTTTTGCTCTTTGAAGCTCCTCATTAGTAATTGTGTTGTCACCATCAAGATCGTATTCATCTAATATAGAACCTTTTTGAAGTTTTTTCTGTTTCATCTTCTACTCTCTTTGTAAACCCATGCAAGAAAAAATAAAAATCCCACTACAGACAGTGCTAAAAATGTCCAACCTATACCTTCCCAGATTTTTCTAATGAATTGTTGTCTATCATATATTTCTTTTTTTCTTTGCAGCCTTATTTTAGCTTCCATTTCCAAAATCTCATTCCAAGACTTAGGTCCGTAATGAAAATTTATGAAGGTCTTTAACTCTTGACGCTGGGCTTCTAATTTTTTTTTCGCAGTAAAAGCTTCAATAGCACTAGCTTCTATCTCGTTTCCTTTGAATAATTTTCTAAGTGGTGAAGCATTTTTTGCAGATTTTTCTGCATTATCAATATCACTTAATGCAGACATCCAACGTCCCAAATCTTTTCCCATAGATTCAATTTCACGCCCTGCCTGAAATCCACGTTTGATTGCGTTAAATGCAGTATTAGCTGCTGTTATAGCTACACCTATGGTTGCAGGATCCATTAGAATATTCCTTTAAATTTTTGTGGTTTAGCTATATCAGAAAACTTTTTTATTATTCCACCCTTACTCTTTTTTTGTGGACTTTTTACTTTTCTTTTTCGGCTTGTTGATTTTGGCTTTGATTTCCCCGCTTTCGACAACGCTATCGCTATCGCTTGTTTCTGTGGGTACTTTTCCTTCTTCAACTTGCGGATGTTCTGGCTGATTGTTTTCTGGCTCGACCCTTTCTTCAACGGCATCTACAACTCCCTCTTTTGCCATTCTTCTTAATATTTTCTTACGTTTTTCTTGTGCTATCATTCCTGCACGAACTGAACTAACCATAACTTATCCTTTCATTTCTTTAAGAGCAGCAATATCTCTTTTAGTTTGATCGTTTTGATTGGCTATGTCTTCTTGTTGATCTAATCTTTGTTGATCAAGAAGCACATCATTTTTTTCTTTTTCTTCTTTGAATTGTTGTGTTGCAGCAAATTGATCTTGCTTCTGTTGAATCTCTTGACCCCTAAGTGCCAATTCTTGTTTTCTTAATGTTACAAGAGGATCTTCAGTCGGAGGCGGTGTAATAGATTGTGCATATTGCTCGCTTATTTCACTTGCAAGTTCAGCAGCTCTTGAAGCGATTTGATTACCAACTTGTTGCATTGTTTGTGGATCTTGTTGCATCAGAGCTTGTTGCTCTGGTGTCATGTTACCCATAATTTCTTGTTGTGCTTGTATCTCAGACATCATAGATATGTGCTCAGATATATGACCTTGAAGTGTCATTACAATAGAAGCATTTGACTGTGCAATCGGTGTAGCAATCATAGCTAAATGTGCTGATATATGTGCTTGATGATTTTGTTCAGGAAAAGCAGTCAAAGTCGCTAATCTTAACGCTTCTTGATTTTCTTTTGCGGGGTTCATGGGCATTGGCTGTGGCGGAGGCTGCAACACAGCGTCTATGTTTGTAACACCTAATGCTTCATACATCTTCCTGTAGGCTTGATACATACCGTTTTGCCCATGAATTTCGGGGTTGCTTTGTGCTAATTGTAATTGTGTTTGAGCTAAAGCAATTCGTTGTGACATAGAAAATATATTAGGATCTGATACGGGTAAAACATCTATCCTTTGATCAAAATCAGATTGTTTTATCTCAGGTGGGGCTCCTGGCACCTGATAAGGATACATTGGTGTGCCCATTGCAAATATTCTTGCAAGTATCTTAAACTCTACTTTTTGTGAATAGTGCAGACGTTTATGGATTGCGGACATAACTTTTGTTCCACGTTCCATGATAGCCATTGTAGTTCCAACGGGTGCATTACCCTGCATCTCACCAACTTTCATGTCAGCCATTGATGCAAAACGTCTTCCAGAATCTATTAATGTTCCAAGCAAAGAGTATAATGTTTGTGATGGCTCTTTAAATGGCAATGGCATGATTGCTTGACGTAAGTCCATGCCAACCATATCAACATCTCTAAACTCTCCTGGATTCAGAGGTGTCTCATCATCTCTAATTCTTGCTCCTCGTGCTTTAAATCCAGCAGGTAGATTAGATAATGTTCCTGCATCTATAAGTTGTCTTAGTATTGATGTTGAAGCTCTTGATAAGCCTCCTATCATATGTGTAAGACCAAAGCCATAAAAGCCAAGACCAGGCAAAAACTTATAGTGTACAAAGTAAGGTATTTTACTGCGTAACGGATCGGCTTCGTTGAAATTCCTTTTGATTGATAATACTTCACCAGATGACTCCACTATGGTTACGATATAAGGCATCTTGAGTCCAGTAGCTTCGCCTTGAAGATTTGTATCTTCAAAACCTGGTAAGTCTAAATCTGTGTGTATTTCATATAATGAAAGTTCTTCATTGTAAGTGGATGAACTCAAGCCTTCAATATCTTTAATTGTTTCTTTTACCTCATCATAATTGTCAGTATCTGCATCTGATGAAGGTAAATCTATATCCTTATAAAACCCAGTAAGTTGCAGCTTTCTAATTTCATTCGAGTCCATGCGAATGACATGACATATCCTTGTAGCTGTTTTTAAATCAGTTGCATTATAAGGAACAATTAGATCCTCAGCATGAACAAATTTAGATACAGCCCTTTGCAACGAAGGGTCAAAATAAACTTTTTTAAATGATGAACCTACGATTGGAAGATAAAATAACATTTGATCTAACTCTGGATCATACTCTTCCATTTCATAAGTTATCTGATAATTCATAAAATTTTTAACACGTTCAGCCTGTGCTACTACTTCAGGGTTTTCTTGTCCTATTATGGCTGTCTTTACAGGACCTCCTGCTGGTAATAATTCTCTATATGCTTGTGCCTGAAACTGTGTAACGGATTCAGCAAGCAATGGATGTACTATGCCAGATGCACCTTCAAAGGGCTCTGCTCTATCTTCATAGTTCATGCCAAGTAATTCTAGACCACCTTTGTATTGATCTTCCCACTCTTTACGAGAGTTTATATCTTCTTGTATTTCATTAACAAGTTCTGATGATATTCTACCTAATTCTGCGTCATCAATAAATTCTGCAAGATTTGCATTGAAAGGCACTTGTACTGGAGCGATCTGTTCTTCCATTTCGCCAATAACAACAGATCCATCGTCCATTTCTGTTATATTAGGAGCGATTTCTTGCTCTTCTATTTCGATAGCTGTAACACCTTGTGGTGCTTCAACATTCTCTACTCCATTTACCTTTTCAATAGCCATGATACTACCTTACTTTAAATTTGCCACCTGCTCTTGCAATGCCCATACCTTTACAAACTCCGCCACCTGAACCCATTTTAACTGGTCCACCGTCTTCGAATCTTTCTGCTAAAGCAGGGTCCATTTTCTTTTGCACCTCCTCTGGTAATTTAGAAAAACCTTTAAATTTTGCAGGAACTGCTTCGCCACCTTCTTTTTTAGATGTAATAGGTATATCATCAATCATTATAATCTTTTGTCCTTTCGCTAATGGTTTTCCTGATTGTGCTGGAACTCCTTTTTTAGAAATTTTAGCTTTAATAGATTTGCCCTTTGTGACACCTCCACCGTCTTTCATTTCTTTAGCTTTAACTTTTTCAATAGCCTCTGCTAAACCACCATCTTTAAACCTAGACTTCCCTCTTGATTTTAATAATTCTTTAAATAACCCAGTTCCTGGTTTATAACCCATTTCTTCCATTTTATCTCTTAATTCTCTAGGACCCATTTTGCCTAATAAATTAAAAGCCTTTGCAAAAGCAGTATCAACAGCTCTTCCGTGCATAACTCTTTTCGTCATATTATTCTCCTGTTTCTGGGTTAATTATTATTGATCTAGTCATATCTACAACTCCACCATCTTTCATCATCTTGGGCATTATCATGTTTTTTTCTATCTTCATCCCTTTTGGATCTGTGATACTTGCACTTTGTATCGATATCTTTATAGGCTTAGTCCTAACCTTTCTTGCTTTGCCTGCACCCTTTTTGAACTTTGCAGTTATCTGTGCAGTTTCTCTTCTTCTTTTATCACCAAAAGGATCAGCAGACTTTATCGACACTATCTCATACCTTTAAATTTACCACCACGACCACCGATGACACCACCCATGTTCATTTTCTTAACAGGTCCACCATCCATCATGTTAACAGGTTCTGATTTAGTCATGTCCATGACCTCACCACCCATTTCTTTTTTCTGTATTTTTTTCTTCATTGTCTCAGCGAGTTTTTGTAATTCTTTATCAAAGGGCAGATCAACTTCTCGAACCTTTGTTAAATCTGATACTTTTAAATTTTTTAAAGCTTTTTGCATATTCTTTTCAAGTTGTCCTGGCATTAGTAATACTCCATTTTTCTTCTATAAACTGGTTCTTGTTCATCATCATCAGGAGTAGTGATAAAACCACCCTGTCTAAATCTTAGTATAGCCTGTGTCATCGAATCTGCCAAGTCATCATAATCACCATGTGGAAAACTTGCACACTCTTCAACGACTTCCTCTGCAAAATTAGCATCTGGTCTCCAAACCATACCACTTTCAAACACAGGTGCACAAGCGTTCATTCTTGCAAATTTATCTGCACCCTTACTTGGCGTAAATGGTGTGACAGGTATACCCATACGTCTAAGCTCCTGTGTCAATGGCGTGCCACTTGCTTTTTGCTCTATCAAGATCATGTCAGGATCATATGCCTCGCACAATTCTTGTGCTTTAAGTTTGAGTTCTGGAAAATCCCATCTGCCTTTTTCGGCATCAAGCAAGATGATGGCATCTCCTTCTCCTTCAACAGGAGTAAAAATCCCCCAAGTAGAAATAGCACTATAGTCAGATCTATCAGTCTTTGTGAAAGCCGTGTCATAGGACTGTATGATGTATGAGCACGGAGGTGGTTCACTACGATCCCAAACATTCCACCACTCCCTTTTTATAATTGCACCCTCTTCAGCAGTGGGGTTTTGCATATACTGTGAGTTCCATTTTGACACAGGTATAGATGCTTTTACAGCCTCTAATTCTTCTTTTGACCAGTATTCTTGCCATAAAACATTACCTGTGTCAGGAAAAATAGCAGGAAACTCCACGACTTCCCATCTATCGGCACCACCTTCAGATTGCTTTTGTAACACCCTTGCAGTTAAATCCTTAATACCCCAACGTGTCATGACAATAATAATTGACCCTCCTGGTTGTAATCTTTGGCGTGGACCTGACGTATACCACTCGTAAATACTATCCAAAGCCGTAGGACTTAACGCATCTTGTTCTGATACAGGGTCATCGATTATACATAAATCAGCACCTCTACCAGCTAACGCACCTCCAACACCAACAGCGTAATATTCACCGCCACCGTTTGTTGACCACCTACCAGCAGCTTTAGCATCAGATGCTAATTTCACATCTGGAAATATGTCTCTAAAATCTTCGCTATCAATAAGATTTTTAACTTTACGTCCAAAACCAACTGCAAGTTCAGCCGTGTGTGTTGCCTGTATTATCTTTAAATCAGGACGCTTGCCCATCAACCACGCTGGAAATAAATAACTTGCAAACTCAGATTTTGTGTGTCTTGGGGGCATGTTAACAATCAAACGCTTTATTTTACCGTCAGCAACGTCTTGTAGTTTTTGCCCGTATATCTTGTGATGCTTGCCCTCAATAAAACCAGACCAAATGTTTTTAACAAACTTTAAATAATTGTTTTGTGACTCTGATCTTTCATTAAGCTTTTTTAAACGCTTAATAAGTGGAGCAGCTTTTTGTAACTCCTCGTCACTTAAATACTCTGCATATTGTAAATTACTCATGCTACCTTAGATAAAAATCTATCAACTGCTCCAACTGCACCACCGTCTTGTAATCTTCTTGGTGACCTAACACCAGTGATCTGCTCAATGAGCTGATTAATATTACCAGCATCAAAACCAACTGGTGTAAACCTTGCCGTAGACTCTGGAGCCGTAGACTTAACAACTGTCGGTGGTCTTGGTGTAGGATCTGCTGGCGTTCCTCCACCAATTACATTTGGTGGCTTCTCATCTTCTTCTTCGTCATCTTTTTTCTCAGTAGCTTTCTTTAAAAACTTTGTTACAGGATCATCTCCGCCATCGTCTGGCTGGAATTGTTCTAAATCACGACCTTCAATTAAATTACCTAAATCATCTTTAGCACCAATTATTCTGCCAGTGTCTGGATCAACCACTGCATTTAAACCTTTGCTCACAATACCATCAAACAATCGTCTATCAAAAAATGACCCAGCTTTGTTTGCTAAGGCTGCTATTAAGTTCGGAAACTCTGTATCACCAACTTTAAATGTTTTTTTAAAACGATCTGGTCTTGCTAAAATATCTGCTACTCTTTCTTGAGTTACATCACCTTGAATGTCAGCAATGTCTAATGATGGTACAACATCATCACCTACGATTGAATCAAGTCCAACAGGTGTAGTTTGTATTTGTCTACCACCAAATATTCTAGCAGCATCAGGGACAGTCTGTCTGAATGTGTTTGCATCATCAATTCTTTGCTCACGACCAATCCCAGCTAATGTATCAGGAGATACCGTTGTTAATCTGTCATCAAGTGTTATTGGATCAAAAGTTGTATCAATATCAAATACAGTGTCCCTTGCTGGTGTTTGTACTCTAGCTCCTTGTAATGTTTCTAATGCCGTATCAGGCACAATGCCACGATTTGGTTCTGGATCAATGTTAGTTATTTGAGTGCCAACATCTCCAAGATTACTTACTATTCTTTGTTGAACATCTGCTGGTAGTGATCTAAATGTTTCTTCTGTAACACCACCTATTCTGCCAGTGCCAAATATCTCTGGTGCAATCAATTGCTGATCTTCCCTTGTTAAATCTTGCATACCTCTAGAAATAGGCACATTAGGCGTTACAATATCACCTCTTGACCCTGCACGTTGTGTTCCAACTGGTGCAGTGCCAATTAATCCAGTCGTTAATGTAGGTGCAGTGCCACCAATATCGAATGACCCCTCACTGTAAACATCAGGACTCAATGGAATACGTTGTGCTAATGATCCAATACGTCTGCCTGGTGTTTCACTAAATGTAAATCTTCCACCAGGTCCTACTTGTGTTGTTCCTGAACGAATATTAGATCCTTGACCTGTTCTAAAACTTTCCTCACTTATATCTGGCAATACGTCTGGGATTTGACTTCTTGTTTGTGTCTGTCCTATCGGATCTAACGACCCTAACTGATTTACGTCTGATGCAACAGGGAGATTTACTCCAAGCTGACCTATATTTAACCCAGATAATAAAGAGACATCTCTACCACGCCTCATATCAGCCATCACATCTTTGCCTGCCTGACCAAACTCTTGATTAGCTATTGCTTTGGAAATATTTGCTCTTGTTGTTGCATTGTTTAAATCAAACTTTTCACCTGCTACACCTTTAACTGCATCTATGTATGCTGATCTATTCTCAGGAGTATTTTCTTTATTGCCACTGGCAAGGTAAGTGTTTACTAATGTTTCAGGAGTTGTTATGTCTAAATTTGGTCTGTTAGCATATAATCCTAACTGTCTATCAATGCCCTGTATTCCAGCATCTATGGTGTTAAATATTGCAGGTGCTAAAAAATCTTGATTTAATTTCTGACCTGGTTTTAATGCTACTTCTGGTAATTCTTTAATTACTTCAGTTGTTAAATCTTCTTGTCCTTGCTTCAACGCACCTGGGTTTCTTGTAAATGGTAATCCTGCTGCACCTGACCTAATTGCTTTTATGATATCACCAGCCAAAGGATCTGCGTCTGGTAAAGCTCCGCCTGCACCTGGTACAACTGTATTTAATGATGCTTGATCTAAAGCTCTGATGCCACGATCTGGTCCAAATGCACCCGTCAATGCTTCTCTTCTCCTTGCCGCATCAGCAACTGGTCCAAAACCTGTTCTTACCCCAAGACCTAACGGATCATCTAAAAGATCCCCAAAAAAATTAGCTCTGGTTGGAGCTAACGGCACCGATAATGGATCTACTTCAACAGGTGCGGTCCTAGTTGGGCTTAACAAGTTACCACCTAGCACACCTGTGTTAGATACTAAATTCATTGGTGGCAAACCCACTGGATCTCTTGATAAGCCTGATTGCACAGATTCAGTGGGAGTAAAACCACCTTGAGTGGTCTGTGCAAAATCTGCTGGAGCCATGAATCCTTGTGGATCTAATCCTCTATTTTGTAATAAATTTGCCGTAAATTGTGGGTCAAACCTTAAATTTGAAGTTGGTCCAACATTTCTTATGTTTGTTCTTGGTCTCGTGTCCACCACAGCAGTGCCACTATCATCATCACCACCACTGGTGCCAGTAAATATACCACTATCGTCCACTTGATAATCAGTTCTGCTAGGATCTTCTTCTTCAGTAAAACCCTCATCAAAGTCACCACCAGAATCAGGAGAACTAAAATCAAAAGAACCTGCATCTGATAAATCAGTGTCTGAAAACTCACCTGATGCTTCACCACCAAATTGCATCATTTGAACTGGTTGCATCGGCTCAAATATGTTGACGTTATTAGCTAAAAGGTCTGTGGGAGCTGGTGAGGATAGACCAGCCCCCATACCCACTGGAGAAATCGTTGCAGTTTTGGGTAACGTCCCTAAAAAATTTTTAAAATTGTTCCTGCTCTCAGCAGATGTATCTAAACTCACCTGTGGTGGCTGACTTGGGGCTGGCGGTGTCGGCATAAATCCACCAAGAGGTCCATTTGCCATGTGTTTCTCCACAAAAAACTAGTTTCTGTGAAGATATTATATTAAATATTTATTTTTGACAATAGAAAGCCCATTTCTTTATCGCTTTGCGTCATAATCTTGTTGATTAAGTCAGATTCATCGTCAATTTCACGCATAGTTTTTCGCAATCTATCAATTCTGTCTAAATCATACTTCGTTAATGGCTCTTTGTACTCTTTTACCTCGTTGTGTACCTTTTCTGCGTCCTCACCCTTGTTATTTTCTAAATATTTAAGTGCCATGTGCACAGAAACTGGCATTTTTAACGTGCCATACTCGTAATGACACCAGGTTCGTAAGCTTACACCTAGTTTTTTTGATAAATTTACTTGCGTTAGATTCAATGCCTTGCGTAAATTGTATACTTCCTTCTTCGTTAGGTCTGCATGACCGTAATCAACTCTTTTCATTGGCTTTCCTTTCGTCCATGTTTATCAAAATGTCGTTTTTTTTCATGTCTGCGATCAATTCTTCCTTCGTTCCGTAGCGATATGCCATGCCATTCCAATCACAACAAGCATTTGCCACGTTTTTTAGCAGCAGAGGCATGTCTAGTTCAGCATAGAAGAATGTTCTACCTACCTCACGAATGAGATTATCGTCATCTTTCGCCTCAAACTCTCTCATGGGTGGTACTCGAAATCTATATGTTGTCATTCGTACCTCTTTTGACACCAAATATAGTAATGTTTGCATAAAAGTGCAAGAATTTTTTTGTAAAATTTTTTTTGGGGTCGTGTTTCAAAAACAAGGGGGGCGTTTGAGGAGAACTTGGTGTAGAGATTTTTTGTGCAAAATAATTTATTTTTGTTGGGGGCTATGGGTAATAGCCCCCGTTAAATTAAACAACAAAAAAGTTTAAGACAATTAATTTAATTGTCTTATTCTCTCTTGTAAATCAGCTAAAGTTTGTTGATCTAAATTTTCAATTAAAGAACTTGAACCACGTTCTTCATTGTTGTTGATGAATGTTATATTATTACTAGGTCTATTAACATTAACACTTGTTAATATTTCATATCCATTATTAGAATAATTATCACTTGTACCATAACGTGTTCCATATTCTTGTTGGTTATGAGTGACAACGAATGGCTCATAATTTTCATTTTGTCTTATTTCTGCAATTGTTCGCCTTACTGAATTAGCACAACTAATATTACAATGAGCCATTATGTCTTGCGTTGAACGTCCACCAGCTATTCTACAATAGTCCCATAGTCTGGACTTAATAGTATTTGCAGAACGTCCAATATAACTTGGACTTGTTAATTGCTCTTGAACTGTATTAGCTTTAAATCTATTTTGTAAACTATGGTCTATAATATTAGTAATAAATCTGGACCAAGTTATAAGCTTTCTATATTCCATAGTGCCAGAATGTGATCTAAATTCTAAAGTCTTTTTTGTGCTATAATGTTTAACACTAATTGCACTATATTTTTCTACTGAACCGTTACCTTTAAATAATCTTGCTAAGTTTTGTAGCGTTGGGTTAGCATTTTTAATACTGTTATGTGATGCTGGATATTTGCAGAAATAAGCATCACGTCTTGAACGTGCTATTGTAGAACCAAAAAAGTCAATATGTTTACTAATTCTATATCCC